CTAGTTCGATGTACGCCTCTCCTGGTTTATCCGCCCAATGCTGTATGTTGAGTTTTTCCGCGTACCCCAATAGGATGGGCATGTGGTAGGCATTTGCGATTTCTAAACCGCGAGAGTCTGTTACAACTGCGGAATCTGTGTAGTGGGTGTCGTTAAAAACCCACGGCCCCGGTGTGTGTTGTGCTGTCATAGATACCTCAGCTGAAAATGATGTGGATTGCGATAATCACAACGATGGTTGCAAGGCAAACGGTGACGGCGATGCGATCATGTTTGTCCAGGGGGTTCTCGAATTCGTGGATGTGGTTGTCAGTGTAAGGGCCAAAAGCCTCTTGCATGGTGCGAGGGTATCTCCTGGTTGTCGGGTGTTTGCGCACGGGGCAGTCGCGGCCTTGGGTGCAGTCTCCGAATGCGTCACAGCAGTTCATGGTGTTTTCCTTTCAAGTTGTTGCGTTGATGTAAAGCCCATAGAGGGCGATCAGGGTTGCTTCTGCCACACCGTCATCTGCGACGCGGCTGAAGTTCTTTGCGAACGCGGGGTAGAGTGCGATCGCTCTGTCCCGCGCTTCGTTTTTCTTGTCGCGCTTGGTTTCGTCTTCGGCGCGCTTGATGCCATGCGCTGACTTCCAAGACGCCGGGGCCACCATGGTGAAGGCGATCTGGTGGGCGTGCAGGATGCCGAGCACCAGGCCGACGTTGACACCGAATTGGAATTGACCCGCCTGGCGGGGACGGCTTGAAACCGCTTCGACGTATGCGCGGCTTGCGCCAGTGGCCCCGAGCACGTCAGCCAAGGCGCGGCCATCAAGCTGTGTGCTCGCCTTACCGTTCTTCTTGACCGTGTGTGTCGGGAACTTGCCACAGCCGATAAGGGCTGCGGTTTCGTCGATGACGGCCCAGCCCCCGGATAAGCCAGGGTCAATCCCGAGGATGCGTTGTGGTTTCATTCCAACAAGTCGGCAAGCGACTTCCGTGTTCGTGTGTTGGTGATGGGCTGGCTGGTGGCTTCGTCGTAGGTGATCTTTTCAGGCACCCAGTCGATGTCGCGCAGCAGGATGCCTTCCAAGCGTGCCACGGCTTTGATCTTCTCGATCTGGATGGTGGGCACCAAACCCCCCGTCCCAATAGGCCGTGCGTAACCCCACCGATAGACCGTTATTCTGCTTACCCCAATCAGCTTAGCGAGCTTCGCCTCACCACCAAATCGCGCGATGATCTTTTGCGCTTGGTTGTAGGTTGCCCGTCCGTACTGGCCTTGGTGTCTGATTCTCGGCATGTTTTCCCTTGATGTGTTGCAAACGTGTCTGAGAGGCAATTCTATGTGCTTAGTTACGATAATCACAACAGTTTGAGCACTTTGACCGAATTTATTTCAATGAATCAAAGGCTCCCGATAGAGCGTGGCTATTGATTTACTCAATCGTGTTGTTACTGTAACAACTAGGCATAACCGATTCCGGGATGAAATTACATGCAACATACTATCAATACGCGCTGGTTTCAAAACGCACTTGCTGATAAGAGGCTGTCGCAACGCGGGCTGGCTTCACGGCTTGGCGTTGACCCCGCAGCGGTGAGCCTCATGTTTCGCGGCAAGAGGAAGATGAGCGCGGCTGATGCTTCAGCCGTGGCGCAGTTCCTTAATGTCTCAGTGGATGAGGTGCTCGGCCATGCGGGAATAACCCGCGCCGCGCCAGCCAAAGGCAACCACCAGACAAGAGACGCGACCACCGACATGGGATCGATAGTTCACCGCAAACCCGAAAGCCCGCTAGCACCACCAACTGATTTGCTTGACGTGCCTGTTCCGCTGTCGGATGGCACGCTGGCGCGGCTGACATTGCCGCGCATGTTGACCAAGGCCGACGCCGAAAAGATTGCCGCGCTCGTGGCCGCTTTTGCTCAGGGGTGAGTCGCTTGGTGTAAATAGCGTTTACAATTGGTGCTTCACTAACCCCCGGGAGACCATTGTGATTGATATGACCAAACGTGTCTTTGCGCTGGATGTTGACGATGACAACGGCATAGGCGAATTTATAAAACCCCTGCCTGACGTCATTTGCGAACACATGCGGACGTCACCTAAGCTGTTTCGACCGAGCACCCTGCAAGCCGATTTCCGAGACCAATGCAAAGTTGTTCTGAGCCGCCAGGCCATCCACAGCGCGTTGTTGTCTCTGCTGAAAAAGAAGCTGATTGTGAAGGCCGGACGCGGCGAGTACCACCACGCGTTCTATAAGTGATATTTTCTAAACGCTGAAAAACCTGTTTAGAACAAGTTCTGATCGCGTAAGTCCTTGTCACACAAGGACTTTTTCTTTTTAGGCAAGGTTCTTTTTCGGTTTCTGTGTTTACAAGCTCGGTAGCGGGTGGGATGCGCGGTGTAGGGCAAGTGTAGTCTGTGTGTTCTTTTTATATTCTTTGACTGATTTCTAAAGTAAATAGAGATACAGAACAAATAGGGAAAAAGCCTTTGTTTATGCGGGTTTACGCAATTCCGATTTGTTTCTGCTTTGATCGAGCCGCATGGTAAATAGAAAATGCTCGGGGTGAAGTGATTGTGCGCGCTCGCTGGCTGGTTTTTCATCGCCTTGCGATGGTAGGTGTGCCGCGCCCCTCCCTTGATAACGTTTCTTGATCGGTTGGATAGCGTTTCGCATGGGGCGGTTGCTGGCATTTCGCCGTGGCGATTGAACACTAAACCGACGCCGCCAAAAATGCTCGGGGTGAAGTGATTGGGTGCCGTGTTCCAGGCAAAACCACCACGTTTCAAGTGGTGCGTGATGTGTAGAAAAAAGCCCGCACGTGGCGGGCGTGTGGTTTACGCATGTTTCAGCACGTCTGCACCGCTAGGTTCATATGTTTTTATTTCGTAAATGCCCGTTGCTAAGGTTTTGTCCCATTCGATTTTGTAGCGGTAGCAATTCAGCATTGCATATATGTTTCTATAGTCAGGCTTGTCACTGTCAAAAGCAGACCAATAGGCAACAACGCGGTCGCCCTTAAAGGCCAGCACCGCGCCGTTTTTATGTTTTTGCAATTTGATAGATAGTCTCACGGTTTTCTCCTGTTGTTACGGTGCAAAATCACACCCCAAGCCGCCACGTGTGACGGCTCAGGCTGGGGTTTCAGCGCACCAGCACATCAAAATATGAGAGCAGGCACGCCAGGAAAACGGTAAAGCTGAAAATGAATTGGATGAGTAGGTTCATGTTATTTCCCTTTTTACATTTCTTGAATGATTGCCTGAATGCACGCACGCTGTTCGGGTGTGAAATGCTTGCGAAGTGCGACGCCGACTTCTAAACATTGCTTATAGGTGTTCATCGCTTTGATACTGTCGTCCGAATAGCCGTAGGTGTCGCACCAGTCGTGAAAATTCTCATCGGCAGCGCTTGCGTCCAAGAAAAGCGAGTGAAGCGCGTCGGCAATAGATGGTTTTACGGGTTTAGCTGTCGCTAACCATTCATGGCTGCCCTTTGTCTTTTTGCGAAGGCCCAAGCCCGTGAAATAGTCGAATGAATGAAAGCCTGCCGCGCTGCGAAGTTCTACGCGCCATTGGTCCACGTTCGTTTTGCACGTGTCGTCCCACTTGCTCGGGACTTCGGCCACGTAGGTGATTGTTACGGGCAGCGCTTCGATATTGAATGCTGTTGCAGTTGTCATAGTGTTCCCCTTGGTTGTTGCGTTGCGTTATTCGCAACGTGAGACGGATGTTAGCATACTTGTTACGCTAATCGCAACACTCACCACAACGAATTGAGAAAATCTTTTCAATCGGCGCGAATAGGGCTATAGTTTGCACCTATGACACAAGCCTTAATAACCAGAAGTGATAACGCGCTGATTCAAAACATCATTGAGCGCATATTGAACGGGTCAAGCCTGAAGGATGCGGCCAAAGAGTGCGGAATTGACGTGTTTAAGTTCAATCGGATGCTGCAAGGTGATAAGCAAGCTGCTCAGGCTTATGCCCGCGCTGTCGAAATACGTGCGGACTTGCTGGCCGACGAAGCGTTGCAGATCGCAGACACCGAGAATGACGCAGCGAAGGCACGCAACCAGATTCAAGTGCGCCAGTGGCTCGCTTCAAAGCTATACGCGAAACGCTACGGCGATCGTATCGACTTGAACGTCACACAGACTATCGATGTATCAGCAACCCTGGCCGAAGCACGCGCGCGCTTGCTACCAATACGTGACCAGCAAAACGTCATCGACGCGCAACCCCGCGTGGTTACTGGGTTTGCGGGGCATGGGCCACGTGATAACGAATCATCGGCCCATAACCAAACCCCGGACATTTTCAGTTGAAAGCCGATAGGGGTCCCAAAACCCGAAGGGGGGCACCCGGTGGGGGGTGGGGGCAAAATCGACCGGGCGCACCAATCGTGGGGGCATGGCGAGAGCAATTTTTTAATTTTTGAAAATTTCCAAAGAAAGGTTGTTACAGCAACATGGCTAAACAACACGCGATTTACACAGCCCAAGGCGAACAGCAACTGATGCTTGAGCTGTGGGACCCTCAGATTTACCAGTCACCACTCAATTTCGCCCTCTTCGCGTTTCCGTGGGGCAAGCCCAACACGCCACTCGAACACATGACCGGACCTCGCGGCTGGCAGCGCGAGACGATGGAAGAGATGGAACGCCACATCAAGCGCAACGATCTTCGCCGCGCGCAAGGGGCGTTGATGGAAATGTGGCGTAGCGCGGACTCATCCGGGCGAGGTATCGGGAAGTCGGCCCTCGTGTCGATGCTCACGCTTTGGTTTTTGACCACACGGCTGGGTTCGACAACGATCATCACAGCCAACACTGAGCAGCAGCTTCGTTCCCGGACG